ATTGATCAAAGAAACCTCCAGTGCCAGTGATCTCGACCACCTGTTGGTTACCGTCTGGGTATTCAACCAGTAGTTTATACATGAGCAATTTTCCTTACTGAGAACATTGATGCAGAAGTGGTTCCTATATTCACGGAAGCATTGGTATGCGGCCTAATCACATCACCGGCAACACATCTTATCGTGCGCGTAATGGGTATCGCTCCAGCATTGTAACTAATCACGAATATCCTTGTAGCTATATTTATTGATCCAATATCAGTCGTTAACTCGGCGCTACTTAATGACGCTCCAGCATCCCCCGCTGACGATCCTCTTTCTGCCATAAACACCTCATACAGCCCTGGCTCATTAACTGTGAATGATGCCCCTAATGTTGCGCTATCTGCGTATGTGATCACAGACCCTAAGTTCTCCAGTACGGTCGTGTATCGCCTTATTTTGGTATTTATTGATCCGTGTCCATTACCTGTGTGTACAGTAACAACATTATTACCTACTTCTTTTTGTGGCCTCCCGTCATATCTTTGGCGGGTCAAATGGAATTGAGTGACGCTAATTGCTCGAACTGTCACAATATCATTAGCTGCGCAAGTAACAGTTGACCCGCTATCAATGCCATCAATCAGCATATTTGAGCCAGCAGTAAACGAGCATGCTGATGTACATATCAGTTCACGGCTTGCCCCAGGTTGCGGAGAAGATGGGAATGTGGTTACCGTTGCCGTGCCAGTAAAGTTAATTTGATTGCCAGAAGCATTCCAGATATCAGCAGTTGTGGCGTGTGACGCAACCGTTGCGCGAGACAAGTTCTGCGCACCTGTGAATGTGTTTGAACCAAGCGTTACGCCAGCGGGATTAGATAAGCCAATAATCCAAGATGTTTTTGTGCCTGATCCACCGAAAGAGGTTACATCCACTTGCGCAAGTCCGGTCGTTGAATCATACGATAGCAAGATGCCAATCATATAATTAACAGCCGGGCTTGCAGTATCCGCTATTGATACAGTCTGACCACCAACCAATTCCTTGCCTGTTTCTATTGCTAGCGTCTTAACTCCGGTACCAATCGTTAATGATGTTGTGCTGATTGAATTGTTGGCATTTCGTTCTGCTTTGCTTGAAATTGCATTTTGGATTAACAGAAACTCATCTCTGATTTGCTCTGAAATGTTTCTCGTTCCGTTGCCTGGGTTACCTGTTGCTGCATAATTACTCATCTAATTAACCTTCCAGGTGAATATTGAAGTTTTACCGCATTGATCACAAAACTTTCATCGATGTCAGATTCATTTGAAATATTAATTGACATGCTGGTGCCATTGCCCGGCGTGTCTATCGTTATTTCCTGAGCATAAGCTGCATCCCAAAAAATAGAATCCCAGCTTGAGTTATCCCAATAGCCTCCAGCACCGGTTATAACTTGAGCATATTGCGCGCCGTAAGAGGCATCAAAATTGCCAAATGACAGATCATAGCTAACGCTCAAGTGTGCAGTGGTGCCAGCATCAAACAACAACTTAGCTCTCTTGTAGTTTTTCTGTGTGTCCGGGGATTTTGAATGATTGAATGCCAGTATTAAAAAAGCATTAATGGGATCTCCATCGAAACTCGTGCCGACATCTATTTCATAAACATATCCGTCCGAACATGCGCCATATTTCCTCTCTTTCCCGCTCAGATCCACAGCAGAATCAACCATAAACATCACCCTGCTACCGTAATCGAACGGCATGATATCGCCTATTGAAGGTGAATTAGAATTGCTGTTAGGCTTTATTTGTATGTTGAGCCCGGATCCGTCATCAAAATATATCCGGTACAGGTTTTGATTCCTGACTATCGAGCTCGCAACTACCTTACCGGATTTGTCATCAATATATGGTTGAACTGCTTGAGTTAAAATGTGAGATTGGAAGCTTCCATATGCTTGAGATGCCATCAATTGCGTCAAGCCATTAATATCAAAATAATGCGCAAAACCGATATTCTGTAGCGTGTATGCCACAGCTCCGCTATCAGGTGAATGAGCAACAAGCTTATAATCTGTCAGATCGTTACCATAGAGCATGTAAATCTTGCGCTCGGTCGCAATAACCAAAACTCCGCTATCTGCATTTCCAACCTGAGTTTTCAGACCGGTTATCGTTTCGCCGGTGGCTATTTGCGCGGCGCCGGTCAATGCCGTGAAAGAGTACGGAGCCCCGATGCCAGACACAACAATCTCGCTTTCTATCGAGCATATCAATTGTTTCTTGTGACCAACCACAAATTTAGGGTTGTCAGATCCCACCCCGGTGCGAATTGGCACCCATCTTTCACCATCGAACTCGCCAATTTTATTAACGCCATCCGCACAGTACATTCTTGAAGCTTCAACATTGCCTTGGAAGTTGACAATATCGAACTCAAATTTTCCACCCGGCAATAGTGTTATAGCAGAATCAGCGCCATTGGCAGTTACTTTTGTGGAGCCTCCTACCTGCACAGCCTCATTGTCCTGGAATACGCCAGTTATCGAATCGAAAACTAATGTTCCAACACCCGCAACTGTCCATGTTCCAGTTCTAAGTAACGCTCTTTTAACAACCCCAGTTGCTCCAGAAGTCAAGCCTGTTACTATCTGCCCTTCCAGTATTTCGCCAACAGCACCATCAAAACGCAATTCTCTGCCAAACTGGACAACAACCCATCCTGATGATGTTGCTTTGTGCATTACACAAGCGGTGGCATCAATATTATCTCTGAACGCATACACATTACCCTTATAATACTTTACACCCCTGCCAGGGCCAGATCCTGGCACAGGCAAAATTAGTGACCGATATAAATCAGAGGATGCATTCTTATACAGCGCATGCTGCTGATTAGTCATACTACCTTCCGAGGTTACGTGACTGATGGCGCCATACTCGGTTGCTCCAACCTTAAATGACTCTACTGTAAAAGATCCTGTTGCATCAGTTACAATCATATTTGTTGGACCATTTATATACGCAACTTTGGCGGTAGCGTTACTTATCGACCCTATAATTGTGTCACCAACAACCAAAGGGCCTGTAATAATGCAATCAATAACCTGATAAGTTGCGGATGATGGCCTTGGCCTGCCGTCAAATCGCTCTATTCCGCGCATCCTTCGATATCCACCATTAATATCAGGCTCGAAATTATTAGCGAAAATGCACTTTCCTGGATTTATCAAAATAGGCGTAGTCACCATATCCACGCCACCAACAAGCGGAATAATATCTGTGTGTACTTTGCTGAATTGCATTACAAGAACGACCTATTAACGGTAATTTCAGGCAACTGATCTATCTCCAATTGGTTTCTAATCCGCTTATATTCGCGCTCTGCCGTGCTGTATTTTTCAGGATATGATTCATAAGCCGCGTAATACATAAGAGCTTTCCACACAATTGCCATGTGGAATCGCTCTGGCATTGCAGGAGTATCTGCATCAAGCGTAAATTTGGCAGGAGTAGACTGATAATCTCCCGTAATAACATAACTAGCATCATTAGGAGGAAGTGCTAGAACTATCGACTTTATTGGCGATATGGTCATTACCGATGGCATGCTGTATGTCGTTGAAACATTTGAAATAAGGTAAATGTCCCTAAACATGTTATAAGGCAGATATGGAAGATATGTCTCATTACCAACCGTGTCCTTATATACCCTAAATGAATCTTGGTGCCATGAAGCAAAGTCGGTGATAGAAAGATCGGACAGCGCATACTCGCCTTGTTCTGTTACAGTTGGGAATGATTTAGTTTTTCTCATCCATAGCCATGATCCAGAATGCTCATTCTGAATATCTTGCCATGCTTGATTTACCCAGGTAACAAAACGCAACCATTCGCCTGACGCACCAGCGATGGACACACCTCTACCTGACGCACCACCTTCCAGAACAGCGCGCTGAGCTATCTCAAGGTAATTCATTAATAGGCCGATTTCATTTTGTATTGCAGCCAGCGCCGCCCTGTTTCACCGGCAGGATCAAAAAGAATGCTTATATTAAGTCCGCTCATGGGTATCTTTTTAATCTCAGTTTGATCCAGACCTTGCTCATCTTTGTATGCTCTTGTTTCTACGCGGAAAACAGTATTAATCAATGCATTAAGAAACTTCCTTGGCGCTGTGTAAGGCTCGCCACGCTTAAAATGCTTGATTTCCCCATTTACACCGCATGAGACCGGATTTGGCGCATTCGGATCTTCTGATTCAGAGACTATAAATTCAACTTTATCCTCCATAAACTTCATCTCAGAAAGATATTCTTTTAAATGCGGAGAATCCAAAGATTCATCCGTTACAATAGCCATCTCTGGCTTTTCAATAGTCGAAGCAAGATCGATAGTCTGCTCATTGGTTGGCTCAAGTTCGTTCGTGTTGATTTGTGGTCTACGTGTCCGCTGCAATGTTTCTTCTCGCATATAAGTCTCCAATAAGAAAGGCCGGAATTTTTGCCGGCCTTTTTAATCAATTTACCAACTATTACGGTCTTGTTGGCAATGTAGTCACATCAACAAACGTATGAAGTACGTTCGACGGAGGTCCAGCCAAGTTGCTTGCCCCGAATGTCCATGAAGATCCACTTGCACCTACCTTTGTTTCTAGGTAAGCAAACGGCGCGAAGTCATCCGGCAATTGCGGGAATGCCGCTTTCGTTACAAAAGAAGCATTTGCACCATCAGCAGCGCCATCCAGATCGACTATTGGACCCTGCGCAACACGCACTGTATTGCTTGAGTCATATCCGAATACAAATTTACAACCTTTGTTTGCAGCCAGTGGTAAGAAAGCTGCTCCTGTGTTGATATCGGTCGTTGGCGTTGCGCCATTGGTTACGGCAGCTTTCGAGTATGCCTTGCCATCAATACTGTATTGCGTAACGCCAGTAGTGCTGTAAGTTGTCGTTGTGCCAGCCGCGGCGACTGCCTTCATCAGAGTACCTGTAAAACCTCTTACATCTAATCTTTGCATCATTTTCTCCTTAATCAATAGCCGCAGTTGGATCAAACATCCCAACCGGACTGATATACGCAACGTTCGGAACAACAGTCACATCATCAAGAACAGTAGTACCACCAACAAAGTTACCTGTCCCCGTTGGATTTACCTTGATATACCCTATGATGGCTCGCTCCGGGTTCAGGCTTGGCCATTTCACACTCGCTTCCGCAGCCGCTTCCGTACCCATCTGAACATAAGTTGTTCCAGAGCCATCAATCGTAAATACATACAGGTTATGCATTGCATTCGTGACTGTTCCTACAAGCGCAGGCATATCTGTAGATCCAGCAATGCGCCGATTGTTGCCTTTAACTGTAAGATGGCAGACAGCAGAACCGGTTTTGACCAAAGCAGATCCACCAGCTTTAATCACCAATCCAGCAGTAGAATGAATACAAGTACGGAAACGCTCTTTTATCGGCTTGAGCAACAAATAGAGCGCATACCGAAGAACGGTATCTCCTATTGAAGCAAGCCGTCTATTTAAGGTCACTCTCATGGAATTACCCCTTAGTCAGTTAGCGCGCGAGTAGCAACCTCAACCACGGCCATTTGCAAGTTATTCAAAACCACTGCGTGATAATAAAACTTGCAACCTACATAGCCACGCTGGCCCAAAGGATCGTTCTTGTCTTTAACGTTCGGAGAAAGTGCAGTAACTTCCATTTTCCCGCTATTAACGCCAATATGACCCCAGGCATCTTCAGAACCAACAACGACTTGATAAACGTCAGCGTATGTGCCGGATGTTGATTTGAGTGAAGGCACAGAACCAGCAACCGCAGCGCCAGAGTTTTGTACCTCAACCAATTCAGGAGATGCGATAAAACGGAACTCTTCGCACTTACCTACCTCACCATCCACTGCGATTTTAGGATCACCGTAACTTTCAACTGGAACAAACCCGGGCATTTCTCGCAGGTCAGGCATCAAATCGGTTGACACCCATACTGGATAAGATCGACCTACTGGGGAGGTGCCATACAGCCCCGCAGATCCACCTTTAATCATCTTTGTGATAGTAGTAGCGTGATTAAGGCTCAGACTACGCGCCATCTTGCGCAAGATTGTCAACGTTAGTGTCCCATTGACAGTGCCACGCGAAGTGCCAGTACCTCCATAGAACTTATTGGTGCAGCCTTTCAACACGCTAAACAAAGCCGATTCCATAACCAGAGCTTTACGCTCACCAGTCAGCTTCATCATTTCGTCTGGTATATCATCCTC